CATCCAAAGAGATGACTGCGGCGGAAAAACGTAGTAGAATAAGTCAGAAAAAGCGTTTAGGTCAGCCAGCGGGTAAACCTAGACGTGTCAAGTCTTTGAAAAGAAAGAAAAAGTAAATGGCTGTTTCAGGTTCAACAAATTTTGAGTTAGATGTAGCTGAGTACATTGAGGAGGCTTTTGAGCGTTGTGGGCTTGAGGTTCGTACTGGCTATGACTTAAAAACAGCAAAAAGGTCTATGAACCTTATGTTTGCTGACTGGGCAAATAGGGGCTTAAACCAGTGGACAATAGAACAAAGAACTCAGCTTGTTACACAAGGAACAGCATCATATCAGCTAAACCCTGACGTCATTGATGTTTTATCTATGGTGGTGCGCCAAGGAAGCGGGACATCTCAGACAGATATTAACATGAGCAGAGTAAGCCGTGATGCTTTCTTAAACATCCCGAACAAGAACACAGAAGCCCGCCCAACACAGTTTTTCATCGACAGGCAAATAACTCCTTCTATTAAGGTTTGGCCTACTCCGAACAATAGTACGGATACACTGGTGTTTGACGTTTTAACGAGGCTAGACGATGCAGACACTGCCGCTAATACACTTGGGGTGCCGTTTCGATTTTATCCGTGCCTAGCGGCTGGGTTGGCTTATTATATGTCAATAAAGAAGGCTCCAGAACGTATTCAGATGCTAAAGGCTGTATATGAAGAGGAGTTAGAGCGTGCTTTAGCAGAGGATAGGGATAGAGCGTCATTTAATGTTTCGCCTAATTTACAGTATTATAGGGTGACTTGATGGCAAGGTACGCTTCTGGTAAATATTCTTATGGCATATCTGACCGTTCTGGCTTTCGTTACAAGCTAAAGGACATGAAGATGGAGTGGAATGGCTCTTTTGTTGGTAAGGATGAGTATGAGCCAAAACACCCTCAGTTAGAACCTAAAAGAAGGCCAACTGATGCTGAAGCGATTAGAAACGCTAGGCCAGACAGAACTGAGCCTGCGGTTGAGATTTTATTAAGGCCTGACTCATTCAAGAGCGGGGCTTCTGGTTCTGCGGTGATAACAGTCACTGAGCCGTCACATGGCAGGAGCACATCTGATATTGTGCGATTTAGAAAAGTAAGGGGATTCGATGGGTTTACTCAGACTGTTCTTGAAAATTCGTCAGGCTATAGCATTACAAAAGTCGATGCCAACACCTACACCTTCACAGCCTCAAGTGGAACAGCCACAACAGGTAATACACGAGGCGGAGGTGAAAATGCGACCTCTGGGCCTGTTACGTTAGTAAATTAGGAGTAAATGATGTCATTTACATACGGACAACTAAAAACGGCGATACAGGATTTTACTGAATATACGGAAACGTCCTTTGTTACTAATTTGCCTGTGTTTATTAGAGGTGCGGAAGACCGCATCTTTACGCTTGTTGATTTAGAGCTATTCCGTAAAAATGCTACGTCAACAACGACAAATGGCGACCCATATCTATCTGTGCCCTCTGATTACCTAGCGCCTTTTTCCTTGCAGATAACCACAGCAGGCAAGCAAGCGTTTCTTATGGAAAAAGATGTTAATTTTGTGCAGCAATACACTTTAGACTATGGCTCTAACGCTGTGCCTAGATATTATGGTATATTTGATGTGGACAACTTTATTTTAGGCCCTACACCAGATAACAATTATAATGTGGAGCTTCACTATTACTATCGTCCAGCCAGCCTAACGGCAGGGCTTGACACTGAATATAGTTGGCTTAGTGAGAATGCTCCTAACGCACTACTTTACGGCTCGCTCGTAGAAGCATATACTTACATGAAAGGCGAGCAAGACCTTATTACGTTGTATCAGCAAAGATTTGCTGAAGAAATTCAACGGTTGAAAGATTTGGCAGAAGCTAGAGAGAATAGCGATGCTTATAGACGGGGACTCCCCAACAAGCCTAGAACTTAGGAGTTAAGATATGGCTACAAGTAATGCGGCAACCACATATTTGGAAAGACATATCTTGGATTACTTGTTCAAGAATGATTCTCTTTCCTTTGCCTCGCCAGGCAACAGCATTTATGTTGGTTTGGCTACCGCTGTGACAAATGCTGAAAACGGCAACATAACAGAAGTTGATTGTCTTAGCGATGATACAAATTATGTGCGTCAACAAGTAACCGCTGCAAATTGGAAGCAGTCCGTTTCTACTATTGGTGCCGCAGTTACATCATCTCAAACATTTCTGCCTTTGGCTGATGCTGAAGCTTTTCCTTCTTCTGGAACGGTTGTGCTTAATAGAGAGATTATTACCTACACAGGAAAAGACTCTGAGGCTACCGCAGACGCGAATGGCGCTGTATCCTCCTCTACATCACTTACTGTGGATGGAAACAGCGGCACAATCACTGTGGGTATGATAGTCACAGGAACAGGCATTAGCGGCACTGTTAGGGTGGCTACAGTGACATCTCAGACATCTCTGGTACTAGACACCGCAATCACTATTGCTGATGATACAGCCCTTACTTTTGACGGAACAAGCATCCTGACAGGTTGTACTCGCGGAACGTCTAGCACAACCGCTGTTTCACACAGCTCTGGCGACACTGTAATCTGTGATGCTCAAAGAATTATCAACGATAATAACATTGAGTATGCGGCATCATCAGGTGGTGCAAGTTATACAGTAACCCACGCATTTATTGCAGACGCTAGATTCGCAACAGCAAATGTAAACGGCGCGGTTTCAGCGTCAACAAGTGTGGCGTTAGATGGAAATGTTGGCACAATTGCTGTTGGTGATGTTGTCACAGGCTCTGGTATATCCACTCGCGTGACAGTTAGCACAGTAACATCACAGAATGCAATTGTACTGGATACTGCGGTTACAATCTCTGATGACACCAAGTTAAAGTTTGATAGTGCTGACATATTGTTTATTGGTGCTTTGGATGCATCAAAGACAATAGCATCTGGTGACATCTTCCGAATCAATGGTGGAAACTTAAGCATTGAGTTGAAGTAATGGCGTTTGTTCTTAAAGACCGTGTTAAAGAGACAAGCACGACAACAGGCACTGGCACATACACGCTAGGTGGTGCTGTGACAGGCTTTGAGGCGTTTAGTGAAGTGGGTGATGGAAACCTCACCTATTACACTTGCACTGACGGCACGGACTTTGAGATAGGCGTTGGCACATATACCGCATCTGGAACCACATTGGCTCGCACAACAATCTTGCAGTCCAGTAACTCTGACAACGCAGTAAACTGGACAGCAGGAACTCGCACATTATTTTGCACACTTCCTGCCGAGAAGATGATTTTTGCAGACAACAATGGAACCACTAATGAACAAGACCCGCAGGCATTGGCCTTTGCAATCGCGTTAGGATAATCACATGGCGAACTCGTTTAAGACAGTTACAGGCGCAGCAGTAGGGACGGGTGCCGCTACCATATATACTTGCCCTGCTTCCACAGAAACAACAATCATCGGCTTGAATGTGGCAAATATTTTATCCGTTTCTATTACTGTAGATGTTCAGCTAACCAACAATGATGGCGACAATGTGTACATTGTTAAAGATGCCATTGTCCCTGTTGGCTCTGCTTTGGTTGCCGTTGGCGGCGACCAAAAGATTGTAATGAATGCGTCTGACGTACTAACAGTGACCGCATCACAGGCATCTGCTGCTGATGTAACCATGAGTATTCTGGAGATTAGCTAATGGCTTTGTCAACGATTGATACAAATCAGATTGCTAATGGCAAGGTAGCTAACGAGGATATGGTTTCAGACACTGCTACCAATCCATTTCGTTCTAATGCTACCAACATAACTAGCGACTTAACTGTGCCAACTACGCATAACTTTGGTGCGTTTGGGCCTATTACTATCTCTGCAACAATCACTGTCAATGGAGTGCTGACCATTGTCTAGTCGTATTCTTGTAGATGAAATAGCACCAAAAACATCTGGTAGCAAAGTGTTGATGCCGCAGGGCGGTATTATTCAAGTTCAGTACACACAGTTTACTAGTACTAATACTTTTGACCTAGATGCAAATACTGACACTGTTATCACTGACTTAACCGTTGATATAACACCTATATCAACCTCTAGCATCATTAAGATTGATGCAATGGTGAACGGTGAATGGGGCAATTCAAATGGGGCAACAGACAGCACATGGTTTTTCTTTAGAGATACAACAAAATTGTCACATGCTTCAGCTGGCAGTAGAAATGTTGGAATATTTATGGGGACTTCAACTACTTATGATGCTCCCGATGGAAACTCTACCCCAGAACATGCTTACTATTCTTATTTTGATTCACCGTCTTCTACTTCACAAATTACTTATAAGGTGGGTGTAAAGCAACGTGATGGATACGTTTGGTATTTAAACAGGACGGCAACTGACAGCGACGCAACCAATATGGAAAGAGGCATATCTTTTATATCAGTCACAGAGATAGCGGGGTGACGACATGGCTTCAGAACTAGGCGTTCAGACTATACAACACACAAATGGCACCGATGCTATGACCATTGATAGCAGTGGGCGTGTTTTATTACCGCAAGTGCCTTGCTGTCATGTAAAATTGACTACAAGCAATTCACAAGACACAAGTAATCCGTATACAACACTTGCAACTAATATAAAATTTGACTCTATAGAATTGAATCAAGGCTCATGTTATAGCGCAAGTACAGGGGCGTTCACATGTCCTGTAGCTGGTGTCTATGCGGCAGACGTTCACCTTCTTAGTAATAATGGCGCAACAATTGACCATGAAATTAAGTTGCTTCACAATTCAACGACAGTTCATTTTGGTTACAACGGTGTAGATAGTCAGTTTGTTCCAATACGTGCGCATGGTTTGATTGATTGTGCTGTGAATGACACCATTAGTGTTCAACTTACTCAGGGTCAGATTTACATTAATGCTAGTGGAGTTTATTCATCATTTACCGTAAGATTGGTGGGGTAAGTCATGACCAGCATAATTAAAGTTGATAATATCCAGAACAGTGGCGGTACGGCAGGCATTGAGATAAACTCTAGCGGTGTTCCGTTAATGAAGAACATCCCTCATTTGTCTGTAACTTTTGATGGAAATAGCAC